GATGCTAGTGCTTGAACAATTTGCTTTGTTGATTGTCCAGCATTATTCATTTGTCCTGGTGTAATACCAAGTGCAGCCATTCCTGGTCCTGGTCCTGCATTTGCGCCAGCAGAAACTGGCTCATTAGGACGTGCTGTTGGAGCAGTAAGTGGTGTAACAGGAGTTTGTGGTTGTCCTTGCGCTTGTTGCTGTTGCGCGTTCTGAGCCATTTGTGCGGCAGATACGGGAGTTGGAGATGGAGTTGCAGCCATTGGCGCACCACCTTGAATTTGCATCATATCTTGACCATCGCCGTAATTAGGCATGCCAGCAACATAACGTTGCGCTTGCTTTGATCCTGGACCACCATCGGTGCGTCGGCTTAAAGAACCTGGGCCTGATACTGGAGCTGGTTTAGCTGGAGCTTGATAACCGCCTTTGCCTGCCATAATTACTCACCTTCTATAATAGTCTCAATTGTTCTAACAACATCATCGTGAAATAGTTTTTGATCTTCTACGACGTTTGCTTTATGTAGAGCCATATTGCTCAATACATCAAAAAATTCTTCAAAACTTGCAAATAGATTTTTTACAAGATGAGCAAAGAGGGCAACAACATCCCACATGGAGAGTACTCCATCGTAGCTGTCACCCTCTTCGTTCATTTAATTACTTAGCGCCTGGGTTTGATCCGCGGGTGCCAGAAGGCTGTACTGTAAACTTAATATCTGATGTACCAGTTGACTTAACTGATGGTGCATCTTGGATACTTGTCTTCTGTGTTGTTGCTTCTGATGAGCCATATCCACCTTGCATAGCAACCTTAACAGGTGCTGATTGCAGGCTAGACTTAAAGGCTGGTGCTACTTTTGCCATTTTTATCTCCTATAGGGAATTGGTTTTCTCACTCGTAACGTTAGGCGGGTGAGCGTCTGGAAACTGACGCAGCAAGCTGCGGCGCTCCAGAAGATGAAATACCTGCTAGTAGTTGCTGTAAAGCAGAGCCACCTTGACCTTGTTGTGGGGCAGGCATACCCATTGGTGGTTGCCCTGGCTGTGCTCCAGGTGCTTGTGGTTGTTCTCCTGGTTGTGGCATACCTGGCATACCTTGCGGTTGCTGTGGTGCTGGTTCAGGAGCAAATGCTGATGCGACAACTTCTTCAATTGGATCGCCTTTTTGACGACCAACAATAACTGCTGCAATTGCATTAATAACCTTAGATGGATCGCCACCTTGCATAGCAATTTGTGGCAATGCGTTAGCATAAGATGCAACTGCTTGCATTAAACTATCGCGTAGTTCTTCAACTTCAACACGCTCTTCTTCTTGGGTAACGTTCATTTCCCAAGGCATTTGACGACGTAAAAAGTCGCGTGAGATTAACTTATCTCCACGAGCCTGTAGTCCAAATACCAAAGCACGGTTTGGATCAAGTCCAGCCATCATGCCATAAGTTACATCACAGGAATAATCTCCATCAATGTCAATACTTGGTGTGTAGTTAACAACATAAGGAGCACCAGCATTAATGCCGCGTACTTCTTTCTTAATATCACCAAATAGTTTTTCATCCATCTTAAAGCATAGACGGATAACTTCTTTAAATGTCTCAGCAAATACACCTTGTGCTGTTTTGACTTGTGTATCAAAGCCGCCCATAAGCGCTTCTACACCACGGCCTGTAACGATAGAACCTGATTGCTGTCCTAGACGACCTTCTGGGTAACGTGATCCAGTGCGCATTTCTTGGTCAAGAATTTCATTCTCTTGAAAAATTCCTGGTGGAAGGTTTAGATCTACGCGACGGATCTGTTGTGGGTTAGCAGAACGAATGGTTGCATCTGGTCCAATTTCAAGGACGTTAACATCTGAAGGCAAAGCAAACGGTGCTTGTACTGCTTTCTGTGCTGCTTCAAGAGTAAGAGAGGCAAAACGTGAGCGAGCAACCTGTACCCACATAATATCATCAAACTGTCCACGTTGATGCTCATCTGAGTCAACACCTGGACGTAAAGCAATTGCTACAGGAATTTCACCTAGTTCATTTTCAACTTGTGAAAGAACAAAGTTGTTGCGCTCTGGCAAGAAAAGAATAAGTTGCTCTTTGTCTTGGTAGCGATACATCTCAAGGATGCGCTCTGAGTTACGGTTTTCATACTGACCACGAATAACAGTCTCGTGCTCAGGAAAATCATTGATAAGTTCGCGTACTGTCTTAACATAACGCTTTGAATATGAAACAAGTCTACCAAAGCGATCAAACTCTGGGTAAGCACCAATGGGAGAATCAATGCGAATCATTGGGCGATTGTTCTCATAGTCTGCTTCAATGAGGAACGGTAGCCATCCAAAGGTAAGGTAGCGATCTGCACCTGTGTACATCATGGTCTGAAGGTTACAAGTATCGCGGTAGCCAGCGGCGATCATGGTGCGCTTATCTGAGCGAGCACGAGCACGATCTGAAGTGGTGTTGGTTGTCATGCAATTGAAAGCAGGAAGTGGGGCAATAACTTCAGCAACGTCGCGAGCAGCAACGTCAATGAAGTTTGCGATCATTGGCTTTGGATAGTCTTCTGAGAACATCCCAGGAAAGACTTGGTCAATCTTGCCTTGACGGATCGCCAATAGATCATCATAACGTGAATCACGTGTAAAGTAATGTGCACGTAGCTTACGGAGTTTATCTCCGATTTGATCTACAGTTAGTGCCATTATAAGTAACCCCCGTTAGATGCTAACTTCTCTTTTTCGCGCTGATAGTCTTCTATGTTAATAACCCTACGACGTGCCTGTTGGTCACGAGTCTGGAATGGGTTTTTAATGAAGGAGCCACCATATGCTCCAGCTTGATTGATATAATCACGCATCTGAGTTTCTGCAAACCAGAGTGCCATACATCCATCTTGTTTATTTTTAGTGCCAGCGGACCAAGTAATGAGCTGTTCGATCAACGATTTTATGCCTTCATTGTCGGACCGTGGCAAATCTATAAGGTTGCTTCCCTTGATATGGTTACCAAGTTTGTCAATCATTCCAAAGAGGGGAGCCATTGAGGCTACACCAAACTCTGCATCCATCTTGTTTGCGCCTGTGTAATGTTGAACAAGGCGAATACCGCGGGATGCTAGGAAACGGTTAATCTCTTCATCTTGTGTAAGGAACAACTGAAAGGCGTTCTTCTCAATAACCCAAACAGATGGCTTGTACTTTTCTGTCCATTCAAAGATTAATTCACGAATACGCTGTGGTGTAGGAGCAGGCATACGACTTGCTTCTAACACATAACGCTTCTGTGTATTCTTATCGCCTGCATAGGCAATGGAGAACGTATCACCAGACATGGCTGGGTCCATTGAGCAGATGGTATAAGAACTACTCATTGCTGCTGGGTGACCAGGAACGCCAGGATTAAGAGGGCCAATGGCTCTCATACCCGATACTGATCCACGTACTGCTTCAGGAGCGAAGACAGCTTCACTGTCAACATCTTGCTGCTGGTAAACCATAGCCCAAGTCTTTGGGTCTAGTACACCGCGACGCTTACGTAGGTTAGTCCCATCCCAGCGGGGATATAAACCGTCATCACCTAAACTAGCATCATCTCCAAGCCAAGGCTTGTCTGAACGTGGCCATAAGGTAACCCAATCCTTTGGGTCATCGGCAAATTCTAATACTGCTGGCATAGCCAGATACGTCCAAGGAGAAGTACCATCTGGGTAACGATCAGGGTTACGCATCTCACGATATAGGTCAATAGGATCTACACGAGTACCTACAACCAAAATCTTACCTGTTGGACCGACACGGGTCAGAACTTCCTGTTGGATCCATCGGATCTGCTTCTCGTACTCATTGGCGTTAGCCAAGGTCACGCAGTCATCCAAAACAATCAGGTCAGCACGAGCACCATAGATCTGTCCACCAATACCCAGTGCCTGTAGGGTTGGATCTTTTTCACCAGAGTCGCGCTCTAGGTAGATAGCGTCTTGGGTCCATTTATCAGATGATTCTTTGTAACCATCTGCTGGAGCATAGCGCCGTTGAAGTTCAGCGTAAGCGGGCTGTGTAAGCCTCTGCTTGACCGCGTAAAGAAAGTCCTTTGCCATTGTCAAGGTCTTGGAGACGATCTTGATACGGATATTAGGATCTACGCAGATGCGATAGGTGATGTAGTCAATACTGACGGTCATGCTCTTGGCATGCTCAGGTGGCATGTTAACGAGGACGTAGTTTGGAAAACCTTGCTCGTATTTCATGTTCCCGTGAAGCCACAAGGGCTTACCCTCTTCTAGCATCGAGATGATATTTCTCTGATGATTAAAAGTCTGGGAGTTGAGGTACTTGAGTCTAAAGTCCTCAAAGCTGATCTTTGCGTCTTCTTCGCTAATCGCGCCTTCGCGACGTGCTACGGCGCGGGCTAGGTCAATCGCCTCTTTAAATTGAGTATCCGACATGCGGTAGTACTCATAGGACTTAATTGACTTGCCAGTCGCGCGGACTGCATCCGCGATTGAAAAGCCTTTTTGTACAAGTTCAGCAATCGTCTGCTTGGCTTGAGTCGCGGTTAGCTGGCTCTCTGGGGCGATCTTGTATTTATTAGCCGATGGTTTAGCCATAGAATACACCCGCCTTTAAATTTATGGTTACCTCTGGTCACCGAAGGTGGCCTATGGTGGTCACTAGGGAAACTACCTATGGGTGGCGCTGTGCGCCGCCAATGGCAAGAATACAGGCCACGGCATAGCCGATGGCCAGAGTGTTAGATGGTCTATAAGCCGCGGCGGAGCCACGGCGTAGTAGTGGTATTTAAATACTCTCTATATAGTATAAGGTGGGAAATTAGTCATTCGTCCCGCTTTTATTCCTGTGAGTTATGTCACATTGTATAAAGCTAGTATTTTATACTGGTTAGGGCCATAAAATAGTTTTAGATAATCTCATATAGTGAGACTATATTTAGAAAAAATCATTGGGTTGATAGTACTTACTACAACACCTAATACTTAAAACCCCCTAGGTCGATTGG